GGCTTTTTTTTGCTTATTCGAGGTCTGAGAAATGCGATATTTGACAGCCGCGCTTGCCGCTGTGATGTGTTCGGCAGCGCTTGCAAAAACGACGATTTATTACGACGACGGCACCACCTACACGCTCCTCAACGGGGAGCAGGTTTTCGTGTCGCCTAACAAGCTGTATGTGAAATCAGAATTCCTAGACAGCGGGCAGATACTGCTTGCGCCCAGATACCCCAACCGGAAGCGGGATTATGTCGAGACTACCGACCCAGCTGACGGCCTTACTCCCGGCGGCCCTGAGTGGTGCGCTGTTTACGAGCCGTATCAAAATGGATTCACGTTTAGCGATGCGCTCTGGAAAAAGAATTGCGATGGCGGCTAAGGGATGAGTGAGGGCCGGGTAAAGGGGCTGCTTCAAAAGCACAACCTGCAAGGCGTAAACAAGCCTAAGCGCACTCCCGGTCACGACTCGAAAAGCCACATCGTCCTAGCCAAGGAAGGCTCCCAGACGAAGCTAATACGGTTTGGGCAGCAGGGGGTCAGCGGTGCAGGCAAAAGCCCTCAGAGCGCCGCAGAGAAGGCCAGAAGGCGCAGTTTCAAGGCACGTCACAGCAAGAACATTGCAAAGGGCAAGATGAGCGCTGCTTACTGGGCTAACAAGGTGAAGTGGTGAGCGATCGCATCGAAGAATTAATGCTGTCAGCCGCGGCGGTTGTCGCCGTACTGATGGGGATCACGGTTGTTGTCATACTGGGCACGGCCTTACTGCTTACGAGGTTTTTCCACTGATGGCTGGATTGATGAACAAGCCGGGGTTGTACGCCAACATTCACGCGAAGCGTAAGCGTATCGAGCGCCAGAAGGCGGCAGGCAAGACCCCCGAGAAAATGCGAAAGCCCGGGAGCGAAGGCGCTCCGACTGCCAAAGCATTTAAAGACTCAGAAAAGACAGCTAAATCATAGACTTACACTAACAAGTGCCTGGGCAAAATAGCGGGTCTAGCCAAGCTCCCGAGCTACTGGATCGGCTCAAACAATTTGAGGGATACCGGCAATTTGCCTACCGCTGCTCGCTTGGTCACCTGACGATTGGATTCGGCACGATGATCGAGGAAGGTGGGCACGGTGTCCCCGAGTACATTGCCGAGCTACTGCTTCGTGACTACCTGCAAACGATCGATACCCGGCTGCGGGTTCACGCATGGTTCACCGGGCTGGATGAGGCCCGACAGCAGTGCATCCTTGAGATGGCGTACCAGATGGGCGTTGAGGGTGTGCAGGGCTTCACCAAGATGATTGCCGCCTTACAGGTAGGCGATTACCCCCGGGCGGCAGTGGAAGCGCTCGATAGCCTGTGGGCTAAGCAGACTCCCGCAAGGGCGAGGGATGTGGCCCAGCGCCTCGAGGGTGGCGGGCTGTGAGTCGATACGAGCACCTCCGGCCATTTGCCGAGACTGACAGGCAGCTTGAAATGCTGGATGTGCTCAAGCAGTGCGGCACAGTGGTGGCAGCAGCTGAGCAGTTGGGGATTGCTGAGAGAAACCTGCTCCGGGCATTAGCCAGAATCAGGGCATCAGCGGCTCGACAGGGCATAGCGCCCGAAGCTGACATGACGCACGGCACCGCCGAAGGGTTTGCGGTAAAGGGCACCTCAACGCTGTATGGCGAGGATGGTGACGTAAAGGCCCAGTGGGTCAAGACCCAGCAAAGCCAAGAAGACAGGCTGGCAAAGATTCAGGCGTCCATTGCTGAGGCGATGGAGGATTACAAGGGCGTATACAAGCCCCGGAAAACCCCGGTATCTGACAATGAAGACCTGCTGGCCTGCTATGTCATGGGTGACCCGCACATCGGCGCGTATGCTTGGGCACAGGAAGCCGGGGAAGATTTCGACGTAAAGATTGCTCGGGCTGACCTGCTGGCCGCTACATCGCGTCTGGTCAAGGTAGCGCCCAAGACTGAACACGCTTTGATCGCCAATCTGGGTGACTTCTTCCACGCAGACAACAGGCACAACACCACAACCCGCGGGACGCCGGTAGACGTTGACACTCGATGGCCGCAGGTACTGCAAGCCGGGTGTATGTTGATGGTCGATCTCATAACGCTGGCATTGACGAAACACCCAAGGGTGTCGGTGGTCAATTGCATTGGTAACCATGATGACCATTCGAGCGTAATGCTCAGTGCGTTCTTAGCGGCTTACTTTCACGCCGAAGAGCGGGTGACAGTGCTGCCGACGACAAACAAATTTAACTATATCGAGCATGGGAAAACGCTAATAGCTTTCACCCACGGCGATACGATCAAGCTCAATGCGCTGTCAGAAATCATGGCAACGGATCAGCCCCAGCGATGGGCCGATAGCGAGCACAGATACTGGTACACGGGCCACATTCACCACACTACCCGGCAGGAGCTTAGGGGATGCGTTGTGGAGAGCTTTAGGACACTAGCGGCGCGTGATGCGTGGCATACGAATAGTGGATACAGGTCAGGCCGGGATATGTACTGCATCGTTCACGACAAGGCATACGGTGAGGTAGAGCGTCATCGGTGTGACATCCGTAGGGCCAGAGAAGAGTAGTGGGCGATCTTGTCGGTATCGAAGGCGGCAAGAAGGGCCAGAAAGTTACCGAGCTAGATTTAACGATCGTCGAGTGTGGCAATTGCGAGGGTGCCTTGTTTAGTTGGAAGGCTGACGAAAACAATAGCAAGCTGCATGTGATGAGCTGTGCGGTTTGCGGTTACCTGTTCCCGATTCTTGAATCTGCTGAGTCAGATGTATTCGGTGAGTTCTTCGATGATGAGTGAAGAGCTTGGATGCTGGTATTGCTCCGGCAGTTTGGAGTCTATTGCGGACGCTGAAACAGAGACTAGCCACGAGTTTGTGAAAACCGTATATGCCTGCAATGAATGCGGAGCACGGTACTTGGCTTGCTATGACCCCGTGCAGGACGATAAGTAATGGCAGTAGGTACGTTGCTAGGAAGAATCTTTGGCTCTGAGAAGGCCATAGGAGCGGCTGTAGAGGGTATATCCAATAGCTTGGATGCTTTGGTATACACCGACGAGGAGAAGGCCGGGGACGCTGCATTAGAGCGCCAGAAAGCACGGTCTATGGTCATCGAGTGGATGCGCTCCACTAGCGGCCAATCATTAGCGCGCAGGCTTATAGCTTGCTCAATTACGTTTATCTGGTTGCTTCAATATGTATTCGGCTGGGTGATGGTCACAGCGGCGGTATTCAGCGAGCCAGAAATCGCCGCCAGAATGAAAGAAGCCAGTGAAATCACCAAGGAACACGGAGACAGCATGACAGGAGCCGTAATGTTGATATTGAGCTTTTACTTTGCAGCGCCGCACCTAGACAAGGTGGTAGGCCCAGCAATGGAGCGTTTTGCTAATGGGGGCAAAAACAAGTGAAATTTTCTGTAGACCCCTCGATTAGCTGGGGGGATATCGTAATGACCGCCGGGCTAGTGTTTTCTGGGGTGATTGCATTTACGGCTGTCTCTGAAGGGGTGGCTCTGAATGCGGTAGCTATCAATGTTGTAGAGCGCGATGTCGCATCTTTGACAGTTGAGCACCACCAGCGATTACAGCAGGAGAGGGCAGATCGGGAGACTATGCGGCAAGAGATGCGCGAGGATCTGAAAGCGATCAGTAATAAATTAGACAGGCTTATCGAGGGAGGGCTTCGTGAGTAATTACAACACCACATACGGGGGTGCAATGCCATACTCCATGACCGCACCAAGAGCGCCAGCGGGTGCTTCTCAGGGCGCGGCAATGGCTGGCGGGCAAATGCTACCGGCGGCACTGACCCAGAAGGCACAGCAAACAATGGGCGTTCCCACGACCGCAGTAAAGGGCTTGCTGAAGCGCGCAAAACCCAAGGTGCCCCCAATGCCAATGCAGCGCCGCACTTTAAGCGACAAAGGCCCGGACTCAGGCTATGTCTAGGGATTACGATGACGATGACGATGATCGCTACGATGATGATAGCGAGCATGACGTGTCAGAGCCTCCCAAAAGGGGTAGGGGCCGTCCGAAGGGCAGCTTTAGTAAATCCTCAAAAGCACAGATCGAGCGCGTAACCGCAAACGGTGGGTTATCCCCACTCGAATACCTCGCCTCGATCTACCAAAACGGCGGGGAAGATATACGACATCGTATTGATGCCGCAAAAGCAGCCGCGCCTTATGTACACGCTAGGTTGGCGTCTACTGAAATCAAGGCGTCAGTGAAGGAGATATCACAAGAGGAATGGCTAGCCAACTTGAGCTAACCCGGCTGAAGCTAAAAGATGATTTCGAGTTTTATGCTCGCAACGTCTTAACAGTCCGGTCAAAGTCAGGCGAGATCAAGAACCTACTGCTGAACAAAGCCCAGCGTTACATTAACGATTGTATCGAGGAGCAGAAGCGCCAAACCGGGCAGGTGAGAGCGATCATCCTAAAGGGGCGTCAGCAGGGCGTATCAACATACGTCGAGGGTCGGTATTACTGGAAGACAACGCACAGGAATGGCGTGAGGGCTTTCATACTGACCCATGAGGCTGACTCAACCTCTGCGCTGTTTGAGATGGTGGAAAGATATCACCAGGGCGCACCAGACTTTATGAAGCCGTCTACCGGCGCTAGCAACCAGAAAGAACTTAGCTTTGACAAGCTGGACTCCGGTTACAAGGTAGGGACAGCCGGCAACAAAAGTGTTGGTCGTGGAACAACGATCCAGTACTTCCACGGCTCCGAGGTAGCGTATTGGCCTAATGCCGCAGAACACGCCAAGGGCATATTGCAGGCTGTACCAGACGAGCAAGACACAGAAATCATTTTAGAGTCCACAGCCAATGGAGTGGGTAACTACTTCTATCAGCAGTGGCAGCAGGCAGAAGCTGGGCTAAGCCCATTCCAAGCCATATTTGTGCCATGGTATTGGCAAGATGAATACCGCAAGCCCGCTGAGGGGTTCTCGACAACAGAAGAAGAGGACGCGCTGATAGCGTTGTATGGCCTCGATCTCGGGCAATTGGCGTTTAGGCGATCCAAAGTTGCAGAGCTATCTGCCGATGGCATAGATGGTATTTTTGCTTTTCGGCAAGAGTACCCGATGACAGCGCAAGAAGCCTTCCAAGTGACGGGCGGCGATAGCCTGATAGCGCCAGAGCTAGTGGTTCAGGCAAGGAAGCACAAAGAGCTAGCAGTAGGGCCGCTGGTAATTGGCGTTGACCCAGCTAGGTTTGGTGATGACCGCACGGCGATTGTCAGGCGCAAAGGCCGATCGGCTTATTACTTAGAAACATTTGAGAACAAGTCCACGATGGAAGTCGCAGGGATTGTTCACACAATGATCCGTAACGAAAACCCAGATCAAGTTGC